TCGCAGCTCAATCTCCTCGAGGGAGTCTACTCCCAAAGATCTAGGTCAAGGTTTCACAACCATACACCCGGATCAGTCCAAGGGCCCCAAAAGGCACCTTCCCGTAGCCGGTAGGAAGAACCCCGCTCTTGCCTGGGAGAGGCAGAAGCGGAATTTCCCTGCTCATCCAACCACCGACGCCACCCCTCACGAGGGACGCCGAGTTGCTGAGCAGTTAACCTACCTTCGTCGCCAAGCCGGTAGAGCTGTGAAGCCACTACCCCCAAGAAATTACTTGGAGCGTCACCCTCACGGGCGACTGCTTGGTATCTCAGCCCGAAGAAACCGTCCCATCCCCATTTATTGAGGACGAATGGAGATTTCTGGGCCTCATCCCAATTGCACTTGATGCCATCGGTATCTCCAGCATGCTGGGGAACTAAGACATTTTGCACAATAGGACGAGGAAGCGCTCGCAGTGTTGTCCGCCAAGCCGCCAACAGACGAGAGTCGCAGCCAAGGCCGCGATTCCGCCGATTAGCAACTTGACGTAAACCATTTGCGAGGGCAAAGAGGCTTTCCGCCCCCTTGAGATTTTCCTTCTGATAGAAGGGACGAACTTCTTTCCCGTCATAGTAATCCTTACCGCAGGACTCGCGGAAAGGGCCAGTGTGGTAAGATTTATTCGGATTAACCGAAAAACCGCACCACTCTAGCACCTCTTTTGCGAGATCGTACGCGGCAACAGGGATCACTATATCGTCGCCGTAGACCAGGACTGATTGAGTCTCGATCTCCAATTCGCGACACACACCGAACATGAGTCCCCAGAAAACCAGGGATTCAAGTTCGAATGTGAAACCGTTCCCCATAGAGGAGAATTTCTCGTAACGAAACCATTTCCCGTCAAGTGAGCCGCTCTTAGAGCGGCACAGATCCAGGCATTTAAACCAGCCATCCGGCAGGAGTAAACGGATCAACTCTTTAGCGACAGTGTCGCTAGCTGAGCTGAGGTCGATGGTTGCCAGAGAACCAGTTACTGACCCTTCAAAGGCCGCACGCTGATTAGGCGTTTGGTCATCCAGGTCAATATCGAATCTTTTCAATTTTCGTCTCATTAGAGCACCTAGCCCAAGTTGGGCATAGATGTTCATAAGAGGCTCGATTGCAATCGTTCGATGTGTAACTGCGGTCTTCGGGACAAAGGCTACTCTGTTGCCGGGCACCAAGTTGAAATCCGAATCACGAGGAATAGGCCAAAAGCCTTCGACCTCAGAATCGGTTATGCTTCGTGCCCATTGAGGCCGGCTCATCACGAGCAGGGCCGCAACATCCTTCATGTCATGGGTGACAGAAGGTTGGACTTGCAGCTTA